TGTCTGGCTAAGGCACTTACTGAACCTGAATCAGATGTGCAGGCACCTGAGCCGGACGACCAGTTAAACCTCTTTTGACCGGTTTTATTGCCATGCATGCATAAGGCGCATGGATTTGCATGCACAAACCACACCTGAAAATATACGACGGGGCCAGTGCTGGCCTCGTTTTTCTTGGCTCATGCATCTGCATTAAAAACGCTGCATAAAGCGGGCAGGCGTGGCGGGGATAGCATTGCGCGCGTTAGTAATTGCTTTAAGTGTTAGAAAAATTTTATCTTTCAGGTACTTTCTTATTGCATTAAATTTATGCATCATTATCAAGGGTTAACAATAGCTCTACTAAGATTGGAGATTTGATTAAATGCTTGATATTGATAAGGAAATTCTTTATGGGCATTATGCTCATACACTTGATTCACTTAAGCAATTGAATGATAAAAGAGATAAATTTTTTTTATTATTACTATTGTCAATTTGCACATTCACAGTGCAATTAGCTGATGGCAATTTCTTAGATGCAATAATAATGAAGGTTAGCGGAGCTAATCATTCCTCGCTTCCGAATCAAAGTCTTCTGTCAACTTTTTTTTGGGTTGTCTCACTTTTTATATTTATAAAGTATTTCCAGTTGTGCTATTTCATTAACAGGAAGCTAAGCTATCTTGCTAAAATTGAGCTAACATTGAACTCAATTTATACTGACGATGACGTTTTCACGCTGGAAGGTAAGTTTTATAAAAAGAAAAGTAATTTCTCGCGTAAAATTGTCGGTTTTGCATACAAGAAAGTTGCGCCAATAGTAATTGGTATATTCATTTCTGTTAGGATTATATCGGAATATAACCAAGCCACACAAAACGATGTATATTTAATAGTAAACATTTCAGTTTATATTATTTATATTTTCTTCCTTTTGACCTTTGCTTTCAAGAATGAGTAAATCCATGCAATATAAAGTCAAAATTTTCCTTAGTTATTGTAGTAAAGATAAGGCTGAAAAAGATCAAATATTAAACTTTCTGATGCCTATGATTGAGGAAACCGCCGAAATTTGGCATGACCAAAAACTCTTAGCTGGAGACAAATTTGACGATAAAATTAAACAAAAGTTATCTGAATGTGATGTTTTCTTATTTGTTGTAACGCAAGAGTTTTTAAACTCTAGCTACTGCAAAGAAGTGGAAGTTGATGCAGCTTTAAATAGGAAGGCAGAAGAGGACGGCATGAGAATTATCCCAATAATTCTTGATTATTGCACATTCACTTCATCTAAATTGGCGCCATATAATGCCGTGCCTCAAAAGGCATCACCAATCAAGAGCTTTGAAAATCTGAATAAAGCTTACTTAGAAGTAGCAAATTCGATATCCGAAGTTGTAGAATATATTCTAAGTTCTCATGTTATATCTCAAAAGTTAGAAGTTCAAGAGCTTGTTGTTAAATCTAATGAATTGAATAAAGATTTTAGAAAATATCTAAATGAGCTTGGTTTTACCATACAGCACAGCAATAAGGATGTTGTGACTTTGGATGATCTTTTTGTATATCCAGACTTAAAAAGATTGAAATATGATTTTGATGACTATGATGTATATAAAAATTCAAAAGATGCACTTAATATCGAAAATGTATTGAATAGGAAAATATTAATTATAGGTGAAGAGCAGAGTGGCAAATCTACGTTAGCAAAGGTTTTATTTAAAGATTATCATTTTAATGATTACACTCCTGTTTTAATTAAGGGCGAATTACTAAAAAAAACAAGCGACTTTAGAGATGTTGTTCAGTCGTGTTATGAAAGTCAGTATGTGAATAAATTAATAGGAGATAGTAAAAAAATAATTTTGATTATTGATGACATTACCGAGTCACCTATCAATGAGCGTTACAAGAGAGTATTGCTTGCGTCGCTGAAAGATGAATATGAAAATTTAATTATCATATCGGATTCTAAAATTCGTTTTAGCGAGCACTTACTTAAAGATTTTGAAAGCTTTGATAAATATGATATATCTAACCTTGGACATACCCAAAGAAGTGAGTTTGTTGAAAAATGGAACTCCATAGGACAAGAAGAGTCTGTTTGTCTTTATGAACAGCAAAGCATCAATGACAACTTGAAAAGAAACATTGATTCTATTTTAATGAAAAACATTGTCCCAAGCAAGCCTGTATTTCTTCTTATGATTCTTCAAATATTAGAATCAAACACACCTAATAGTTTTGCATTATCATCATATGGGCATTGCTATCATTCTCTAATTGTCCAAGCATTTAGCAAAGCTAATGTTAGAGTTGATGAAATGAGTGATTATTTCAATTATCTAAGTGAATTGGCTTTTTATATATTCATAAAAGGAAATTCTAAAATTTCACTTGAAGGCTTAGAGGAGTATAAGAGTCAATATTCTGAAAATTATTATGTCTCCTCACATGAGGATATCCTGAATAAACTTGTCAGATCCAAGTTAATTTCAATTGATTATGAAAAAGTTTCATTTCATTATAAATATATTTATTACTTTTTTGTGGCTAAGAAAATATCCGACATGTCAAATGAGGATGCCTTAGTACATATCGATAATTTAAGTAAGAAAATACACACTGAGAAGCATGCTAATGTTCTCATATTTCTAACTCATCATACAAAAGATAAGCCTATCATAGACCGCATCTGCAATAATTTAAGGGGGATTTTTAGCAATCAAAAAGAGGCAACACTAGGCAAAGAGAATGTAAGTTTCTTAAATGAAATGGCTGGTGAAATTCCAAAAATAGTTATAGATAAAAGTAAAGATGTTGAACGGGAAAGAAAAGAGGCGTTAGCGGAACAAGATAAAAAAGAGCGAGAGGTTGAGTATACTGAAAGATCAGTTTCAAATGATGAAGCCGATAGTGATGAATGGGAAGAAGATGTTCAATCGATTAACAAAGATTTGATAGACGTTAATAGATCATATAAGGCTGTTGAAATATTAGGGCAAATAATTAGAAATAGGAAAGGTTCATTACCTATACCTCAACTGGAGAAGTTAGGGGTTGAAACATATTCTGTGGGTTTTAGATATTTAGATTTTTATTATTCAATAACAAAAGAGCTTAAAGAAGAAATAATCTCTGAAGTTCAGAGGATAATTGCAGATAAAAAACACTGGAGCACAGAAAGAATAACTAAAGAGGCTCGGGTTTTTTACTGGACATATAGCTATATGATGTCATTAAATGTAATAAGAAAAATATCTTACTCAATTGGGCACAAAGACCTTACTTCTTATTATGAAAAGCTATCTGATCATTTCGGTACTGAGATTAGCAAGCTCGTTGAAATAAGTATTAAACTTGAATTCACAAAAAAAATTCCTAAGGATGAGATAATAAAAATATGGCCTCATTTAAAGGATAACCTTATGACAAGACGGCTGTTGCAAGAAATTGTTATAACGCATTTACACATGCATTATACAAATCATGAGGATAAAGCGTGGATTGCTAGCAAGCTTAGCATTCCAATTAAGGAACAAATTAACCTTCAAAAAAATAGCGCTTTGCCTCTAAAGAAATAGTTTAAACAGCTTCGCTCGTTATAGCGAAGCTGAATTATTAGAGTTCATATACTGAAAATCTGACCACCTCTATTCCTAACCAAGAGTTTACTTCTTTCATTCTTTCCTGCAGCGGCGTTAGCTCATTCCTCACAAATACCTGCGCCGCCTTTACCGCATCCCCGAACCCGCCGGAGTTGTCGGGGATAATGCCCATCATCTGCGGCGGCACGCGGTGCGCGCTGAGCAGGCCGTCGCGGCTGGCCTTCTTGATGTTAAAGAAATCGTCTTTCATTGCCACCTCGCTGAGCGGCAGAATCTTGATGCCGTCCGGCTTTCCGTTCGGCGCGTACATAAACAGGTTGCGGAAGTTGCCGATCCCTTTCGTGTCGCGCATCGCCTGACGCATCCGATCGATATCACTGCTGCTCTGCGCGGCGTCGGTCATGTAAAGGATGTAACCCGCATGGGCGCCGTTCTGGTAATACTTGCGGCGGAACAGCGTGGCCGCTTCATTCAGCCAGGCGGAGTTAAGCGCGCTGAGGTATTCCGGCAGTCCGTACAGCTCCTGATTAATGTCTGGCTCCAGAAGGTGAAATACGCTGCCTGCCGCAAATTCGTGCGGCTCCTTCCAGTCGTTCACAAACCAGTAGGCGCCGTCGGCAATGCCTCTGCGCGTGAACTTAGCCGGCGACGTCTCAAGGCGCAGCGGTTTGCCGAGTCCGTTTCGGCGCAGCTCGGCAAAGGCGTTGCCGAATACCAGATAGTCGAGCGCAAATTTGCTGAACTCCTGCTGACTCAGCATCGGGTGCGGAATGAAGGTGGACGCCAGAATGTTGCGCTTCACGTAAATCGGCGAGCTGTGGTGCACGGCCGCGCGCAGGCTTTTTGCCAGGCCGTGAAAGCTCACGGGCGGCTCATACCAGCGGCCGTTACCGATGCACTCGGCGTAATCCAGAATATCGCGCTTATCCATAATCGGCGTCGGATCGCCAAAGGTAAACGCCTTGGCGTGCTGCGGTGCGGCTGCCTGTGCCGGCTGCGCGGTGGCGGTGTGAGCCTTGCGGCTTCTGCGTTTGCTCATTAATAAAACTCCAGAATAGAAGGGCTGGCGCCGCCGCTGGCTGCGGTAAGCGGTTCGTTTAACAGTGTGTGCATGATTGCCCAGGCGACGTCAGCGTGGCTGGCCTCCTCGCTGCGGCTCGCCTCGTAGGTGGAGCGGTTTCCGCTGGCCGTCATGGTTTTGCGGATAGCCATAAACGACTGCGTGATATCGGTGGCACCGGCGTCGTACTCCAGACGGCCGCTGGTGATGGTGTCTTTTGCCTTGAGCACCATCGCCGTTTTGACCTCGGGCGAGTATTTGATCTCGCGCGCCGCCGGAAAAAACTGGCGTACCAGCTGGAAAACGCCCTGGCCGATGCCGGTTGCGTCAACGCCGATATACTCGACCGTGTATTTTTTCGTTAAGTCCTCAATGGATTTCGCCTGCGCGGCAAAGTCCATGCCGCGCCACTGGTGACGCTCCAGCACGCGGAACTTGCCGCCTGCGACGACCGGCGGCGCAATCACGGCGCATCCGGCGCTGTCGCCGGTGTGTGAAGGGTCGTAGCCAATCCAGACCGGCCGGTACGCAAACGGGCGCGGCAGGTACGGGTTAAAATCTTCCCACTCCTCCAGGCTGTCGATTATGCAGGTCTGCAGCTCGGCAAACGGGAACACGCTCGTCTCGTCGTCCACAAACTCGCACATAAGCAGGTTCTTGTATTCAGCCGGGCTGTACTCAAGCTGCAGCTGATCGATATCAAACAGGTTGCAGCCGCCGCTCAGCGCGTCCTCAACCGTGACAATCTGGCGCCACTGCCCATCACCGCACAGCGCGCCTTTTGCCAGGTGAGCATGCGACAGATCCAGCTCGATGCGGTCGTCCCGGTTGCGCCGTCCCTTATTGAACAGTTCGCCTGACCAGAACGGGTACGCGCTGTGCGAC